AATCTATTAAATAAAACATAAACCTAAGGGGAAATAAAAAATGTTTAACGCAGATAAAAATCTAGTAGAGAAATGGACTCCTGTCCTTGATCACGAAGATGCTCCAAGCATCGGTGACAAGCACAAGAGAGCTGTTACTGCTAGACTCTTGGAAAACCAAGAAATCGCACTACAAGAAAACAGAGCTCATTCTGATTTTCAACTTAATGAAACAGCAGCTAACGCTACTGGTTCTGGTATTAGTAACTTTGATCCAGTATTGATCTCTCTTGTAAGACGTGCAATGCCTAACCTTATCGCATACGATATCGCAGGCGTACAACCAATGAACGGACCTACTGGTCTAATCTTCGCAATGAAGTCAAGATACAGCACTCAAGGTGGTGCTGAAGCTTTACATAACGAAGCTGATACTGATTTCTCAGGAACTGGTACACATCAAGCTGATCCTACTGGATTGGTCGGTGTAGCTGATTCTGGAGACGCAGGTACTTCTATCGCTGATGAAGCTGATACTGTATCTACTTTCGGTTCTGGTATCACTACAGCTAATGCAGAAGCTAAAGGTACAGCTGTACCCGGTTCAGCTATTTCAAGTGCTAACCAGTTTGGCCAAATGGCTTTCTCAATCGAAAAGGCTCAAGTACTAGCTAACTCAAGAGCTCTTAAAGCTGAATACACTATGGAACTTGCTCAAGATCTTAAAGCAATCCACGGTCTAGACGCTGAAGGCGAATTAGCTAATATTCTTTCTTCTGAAATCCTTGCGGAAATCAACAGAGAGATGGTTAGAACTATTCTTACTAAAGCTAAAATCGGTGCACTTCAAGCAAGTGTTGCACTTAAAGGTGTATTTAACGTTAATACTGATTCTGACGGAAGATGGATGGTTGAGAGATTTAAAGGTCTCATCATGCAACTCGAAAGAGAAGCTAACGTAATCGCTAAAGAAACAAGAAGAGGAAAAGGTAATTTTGTACTTTGTTCTTCTGATGTTGCTTCAGCACTAGCAGCAGCTGGTCTTTTAGACTACACTCCTGCTCTTTCAGCCGACTTAAACGTTGACGATACTGGTAATACTTTTGCTGGTGTTCTTAACGGTAGAATGAAAGTATATATCGATCCTTATGCTACTGCCGACTTTGCTTGTGTAGGTTACAGAGGTTCAAATCCATACGACGCAGGTATCTTCTATTGCCCATACGTTCCTTTAACTATGGTTAAAGCGATTGGCGAGAATGACTTCCAGCCAAGAATTGGATTCAAAACTAGATATGGAATGCAGCAGAACCCATTCGTGGGAACAGCTACAGGTGCGGGTACTAACCGTGTCAACCCATATTTCAGAATCTTTAGAGTAGACGGAATTATGGTGTAAACCGTAATTAGTTAATTCTAATTCTGATGGAGAGGGGTCTTAGGATCCCTCTTTTTTTGTCTGAGTTCTATGCTAAAAGACTTATAAATAGTATTAGGAGATTATTATATGGCTACACTAACTTCAAATAAAAACTATTTAAGTCCTGTTGGGTTTAAATTTACTATTGACAATCAATTGTACCCTAATTTAGAATACTTTTGTACTGCAGTATCTTTACCATCAATTAGTATTGCTGAAGCACCAATGCCTTTCAGAGGAGCTAATGTAGGATTTACTGGAGACAGAATTACATTCGATGATTTAACTATTAAGTTTAATATTACTGAAGATATGGATAACTATAAGGAAACTTTTGATTGGATTCATAATATAGTTAATGTTGGAGAGCAATTTAAATCTGATGCCATTTTAAGTATATTAACCTCACACAATAACGTAAGTAAAACTATTAGGTTCTCAGATGTTTTTCCTATTAGTTTAAGTGGTGTTGAATTTACAACAGGTGCCACTGAAATTGAGTACTTACAAGCAGACGTAACTTTTAAATATACCTCGTTTGAATTTATATAATAACTACTATCATATATAGTAGTATAGGAAATTAATTATGTTAGATATTGAAAAAATATTAGAAATGTGGAAGAAAGACTCAAACATTGATGAAATGCAACTTGACGAATCTTCTAAAGACTCAGCAAAACTCCACGCAAAATACCTCGAATTTGTAACACATAATCGTTTAGATCTTAAGAAAAGAGAAATGGAATTTAAGGTCTTACTTAAAGATAAATGGTTACACTATAATGGAAAAATGTCCAAAGAAGATATCGACGATAGAGGTTGGGATTATGATCCATTAAATGGATTAAAGGTATTAAAAGGGGATATGGATTATTACTATGATTCAGATCCTGATATTCAAAAAGCTCAAGCTCGTATTGAGTATCTTAAAACCACTGCAGATACATTAAAAGAAATTTTAGATAATGTTAAGTGGAGACATCAAACTATTAAAAATATGATTGAGTGGAGAAAGTTTACTAGTGGTATTTAAATGGACATAGTGACAGTTAAGAAACTTAACGAAACCTTTATACAGATACTAACTGATCCTGGTATCGAGCAAGAGTTAACAGAACACTTCTGTTTTTACGTTCCAGGGTATAAATTCATGCCAGCGTATAAAAATAGGATGTGGGACGGTAAAATACGCTTGTACGATCTTAGGCGTAAGACATTGTATGGTGGATTGTTCCAATACCTCAATGAATTCTGTGAAGTTAGGGACTATACCCTGAAGATAGAGGAAGATGAGTACTATTCAAGGCCTGATATTGAACAAATTATTGATATTGAAGGGTTTATGAGTGAATTACGGCCTAGCGTGAACGGTAAGGGTATTATCCCCCATGACTATCAACTTACGGCACTCTCGCTCTTGCTTTCAAAAACTAAAAGCCTTCTACTATCACCAACGGCTTCTGGAAAGAGTTTGATTATATATTTAGCTGTTAGATATTACCTAGAGACGTATGATAACAAAGTCCTTTTAGTAGTACCAACGACGTCACTTGTCGAACAGATGTATTCTGACTTTAACGACTATTCTCAACTTGAGGATTGGAATGTAGAAGATAACTGCCATAGAATATACTCAGGTAAAGAAAAATATAATATAAAACCTAGGGTTATTATTACCACATGGCAATCAATATATAAGATGCATCATGAATGGTTTGAACAATACGGTATGGTTATAGGAGATGAAGCACATTCCTTTAAAGCTAAGTCATTAACATCAATACTAGAAAAATGTACTGAAGCTAAATACAGAGTAGGTACTACAGGAACCCTTGATGGTACATTAACTCATCAGTTAGTTTTAGAAGGTTTGTTTGGACCTGTGCACAAGGTTACAACAACCAAAGAGTTAATGGATAAGAATACATTAGCACAGTTAGAGATTCAGGTATTGCTTTTAAAGTATGCTGACGAGTATTGTAAACTTGTAAAGAAAATGAAATATCATGATGAGCTAGATTTTATTGTAAAGTACGAACCACGGAATAATTTTATTAGTAATTTAGCTTTAGACCAAGATGGAAACACACTTATATTATTTCAGTTTGTAGAGAAGCATGGTAAACCATTGCATTCGCTTTTACAGGATAAGATAAGTAAACTACCTCGTTCCGAGGAAAGGAAATTATTTTATGTCTCAGGAGAAACCGATGTCGATACTAGGGAGAAGATTAGATCAATCACAGAGCAACAAGATAACGCAATTATTGTTGCTTCCATGGGTACTTTTTCTACTGGGATTAATATTAAGCGTCTTCATAATATCGTATTTGCTTCACCGAGTAAGTCTCAAATTAGGGTTTTACAAAGCATAGGAAGAGGGCTAAGGAAGAGCGCAGATGGTATAAATACTAAAGTGTACGATATTGCAGATGACCTACATTGGAAGAACAAGAAGAATTACACATTAGAACATGCAGGTGTACGAATTAGCATATATAGTAAAGAGAAGTTTAATTATAAAATATTTGAGATAAAAATTTAATGGATATATCGGTAAGACAATTTAAATTATACAGTGGTGAAGACATCATCGCTTTGGTTAACAAAGTTGATGGTGAAAATTACGTTGTCGAAAGACCATTTAAACTTATTCAAAATTTAGTAGGTCAATACCAATTAACACCATGGTTCCAATTTTCGGACCAAACCCTATTTAAAATACTACGATCGAGAATTATACATTCAGCAGAAATTAGTGCAGAAATAAGAGAAGCCTATATTAGTATAGCTTCACAGAAAAGAACTTTGGAGACGCCTGTCGGCGATTCGGACTCTGAAGGTTTAGAAGAATATGTCAGAATGTTAAGAGACATCGATCCTACCAGCGATATGGAGGAACCATCAGTTGATGATGAACCAAAGGAACGAACAATACATTAGCTTTATATTACCCTCCCTCGGAACCACTCTATTATTATACCACGTTTTCTGTAATTTGTACAGGACTTTCTGCAATAAAAGGCAATTAAAATGATATATAAACCTGATCAAAATGAGATGATGTTTTGCGACTATAGAATACATCGAAAGAATAAAGCATTAGTAATCGATAAAGATCTTAACATTCAAAAGTTTTTTAACTTTAATGATGGGGACACCCTACGCGTTAGCGTTAATGAAACAGACGATGGATTAATGCAAACAACATTCACAAAACTATGTACAAATGAATGATTTTATGGTATAATAGTACCTATACAACATTAATAATGGAGATTTAACTATGGCAGATCCAAAGCAAAAGCCACACTATATTAATAACAAAGAATTTTCACTCGCTGTAGTTGAGTATGTTACTAATAAAAATAAGTTGGAAGAAGAAGGTAAAGAAACCCCTAAGGTTACTAACTATATTGCCTCTTGCTTCTTAAAAATATCAGAAGGTTTATCCCACAGACCAAACTTTGTAAGATACACATACAGAGAAGAAATGGTTATGGATGCAGTAGAAAATTGTTTAAAGGCTATTTCTAATTACAATATTGAAACAGCAACAAGAACTGGAAAGCCAAATGCGTTTTCTTACTTTACTCAAATTTGTTACTTTGCGTTTATTCGTAGAATTACAAAAGAGAAAAAACAACAAGATATTAAATTTAGGTTTATTGAAAGAATGGGTATTGAAGATTTTGCTCAAATGGGAATGGATGATGCAGGTGCACAACAAACCATGGAGTATGTCGATACACTAAGACAAAGAATTGCTAAGGTTAAAACTTCTGATGAAAAGATTAAGAAATTTGCTAAAGCAGAAAAGGATTTAGAAAAACTAGAATTGTTTATGGTATAATATGAAAGTAGCTATTTTAAATGACACACATTGTGGTGTAAGAAATTCATCAGATATATTTTTAAACTATCAAAGAAGATTTTACGAGGAAGTATTCTTTCCTTACTTAAAAGAACATGATATTAAACAAATACTTCACTTAGGCGATTATTACGAACATCGTAAATTTGTTAACTTTAAAGCTCTTAACCAAAACCGTAGAGACTTTTTAGAACCAATGCGAGATGCTGGTATTACTATGGATATTATACCTGGTAATCATGATGTGTATTTTAAGAATACCAATGAGCTTTGTTCTCTAAAAGAATTACTAGGT